TTCCGGCTGGCGGTGGTCTGTCGGCCGCGTCCGCCGTGGGCGACTGGCTGGGCTCCCTAGCCACGCCCGGGGTGGCCATCGCCCTGGCCGCGCACGGCGTGGACCTGGCCGGCGCACTGCTCACGGCCCGGGGAGGCGACGTGCTGGAACCGGCTGTGTCGGCCGTGCGCCAGGCGCTGGGCGGCGACCTGGCTGGCGCAACGGCCATTTTCGGCGAGGGCGCGGCGTCCCAGACCGTCCAGGTCCTGGCCGGCAACATGCCGGTCTACCGGACCATCCGGGATGCGGCTACGGCCTACGCCGCCGGTTCGGATTCCCTGGCCGGGCTGCGCCAGGTGCTGCGGGTGGGGGTATGAGCGATCAGGCCATCATCCACGTCACGGCCGAGGGCGACCGCTGGGACCTGCTCGCCTGGCGTTACTACCGCGATGCCTACGCCTATGAGCGCATCGTCGCCGCCAACCAGGACGCGCCCATCCTGCCGGTGCTCCCCGCCGGCCTGCTCCTGCGAATCCCGGTCATCGAGGCGTCCGAAACCCTGGCCGAGGCTCTGCCGCCATGGAAGCGATAGCCGTCCGCACGCCCAAATGGACCGTGGCCATCGCCGGTCAGGATGTGACCGAGGCCATCATGTCCTACGTCAAATCGGTCACCTACACGGACCATGCCCATGGCGCGTCCGACGAGGTCGACCTGGAGCTGGAGGACTCGACCGGCGTGTGGCGCACGAACTGGTATCCCACCCAGGGTGACGCCATCGTGGTGGCCATGGGCTATGCCGGAGAGCCGTTGCTGCCCTGTGGCGCGTTTCAGATCGAGGAGATCGAAATCAGTGGACCGCCGGACGTCATGCACCTGCGCGCCCTGGCCAGCGGCATCACCGAACCGCAACGCACCAAGCGCTCCCAGGCCTACGAGGCCACGACCCTGCGCGGCATCGCCACCACCATTGCCCAGCGCCATGGCTACGAGGTGGTGGGCGAAATCGCCGATGTGCCACTCAAGCGCATCACCCAGCACCAGGAGCCGGACCTGGGGTTTCTCAAGCGCCTCGCCGGCAATTACGGGTACGTGTTTTCGGTCAAGGGGCAAATGCTGGTGTTCAGCAAGTATTCAAAGCTGCGCGCCGCTTCGCCGGTTCTGACGCTCAATCGCGTGGGGGATGTGGCCACCTACAAACTCACGGACAAGTCGCTCCATGTCTACCAGGACGCGACCTGCGCCTACGACGATCCCAAGACCAAACAGTGCCTGACGCACACAGCCAAGGCCAAGGCTGTGGCCTCGGGCGATACCCGCAAGGTGACGCGCCGTTGCGAAGACAGCCAGCAGGCCAAGCTCCAGGCCGAGGCCGAGTTGGAACGGGCCAACGACGGTAAATACGAGGGCTCCATAACCCTGGAGGGCAATACGCGCCTGGTGGCCGGCAACACGGTCGCCCTGGCCGGGTTCGGCCATTTCGACGGCACCTATCTGATCGACACCTCGCGCCACCACCAGGAGCAGGGCGCGGGCTACACCACCGAGATCACCCTCAAACGCGGCTACGAGGACAGCGAGGGCGACGATGCTTAAATTCGGCGTCGTGACCCAGGCCGACCCGTCCACCTGCCGGGTGCGCGTCCAATACCAGGACAACGAGGGCATCCAGTCATACTGGCTGGCCGTGGCCCAGCGTAAAACGCTGGCGGACCGCGACTACCACATGCCGGACGTGGGCGAGCACGTGGCCTGCCTCATCGACGACCACAATGAGGAGGGGGTGGTGCTCGGGGCCATCTATTCCGCCGCCGATGCCGCGCCTGTAGACGACCAGGACAAGCGCCATACGGCGTTCAAAGACGGGGCAGTTTTTGAATACGACCGCAATAAGCACCGCCTGACCGCGACATTGCCCGGCGGTCAGGTCCGCGTCAGCATCGGCGCGGAGGGCTACCTCGAAATCCAGGGTGCAACGGTCATTATCCTGCATGACGCAGCGGACATCGACTGCCGGGACATATTACGGCTGCGGGCAAAGGTGCGCATCGAGCACTGGACGCCGCAAATACTAGCGCTCCCGTATGCGGAAGCCGTCATCCCGCCCATGGAGGATCAATGACCAGCGCCGTCGTGGATGTCACCCGGATCGCCTCTGCCGACTGGTCGCGCCAGGTCGGCGCGCTCGGCCAGGTCGTGGAACAGCTCGCGGACATCGAGCAGGCCATGGGCATCGTGCTGGCCACGCCAAAAGGGGCTGATCCGCACCGGCCGACATTCGGCTGCGACGCCTGGAAATACCTGGACCACCCGACCAACAGCGCCATCCCCCATGTGATCCGCGAGGCCACCGAGGCCCTGCGGGAGTGGGAGCCCCGGGCCAACATCGTGCGCATCACGGCCACGATTGAGGCGTCCCATGTCATCATGCTGGTGGAGTGGTCCGTGCGCCTGGGGTCGACGCTGTTCTCTCCACTGCGCACGCCGTTCAAACTGGAGCGCACGGCATGAGCAACTGGAAGGTCCTGGATGAGCCGGTTTTCATCGACCGCGACCCGGCCGCCATCACCGGGGAGATGGTCGACCAGTTCGAGGCCATGTCCGGCCGCACGCTCTACCCGGCCCAGCCGGAGCGCCTCATCGTCGACATGGGGGCCTACCGCGAGACGCTGACGCGCATCGGTGTCCAGGAAGCGGCTAAGTTGAATTTGGTCAGGTATTCGCGCGGGCCGATTCTGGACTATCTGGGCGAACTGCTCGGCGTGTCGCGCCTGGATGCCTCGGCGGCTCAATGCACCATCCGCTTCACGCTGGATGCCGCCCAGGCCACGGACATCGTCGTGCCGGCCGACGCCAGGGTGCAGACATCGGACGGCAAAATCGTGTTTGCCGCCACGTCGGCCGCGACCATCCCGGCCGGAGCATGGACGGCGGGTCCGAGCGCCGCCGCCGAGACGGCCGGCGCGGCCGGCAACGGCTACCTGCCGGGCAGCGTGGTCACGTTGCTGTCCACCGTGGACCACATGGCCACGGCGGCCAACATCACCACATCCTACGGCGGCCAGGATGCCGAAACCGACGAACGGCTGCGCCAGCGTATCGTGCTGGCTCCCGAAGGATTCGCCGCCGCCGGGCCGAGCGGGGCCTATCGCTACTGGACCATGACCGCCCACCAGTCCATCGTCGACGCCGCCGTGCTCACCCCTTGCCCGGGACTGGTGGCGGTCTATCCGCTCACCGAGTCCGGCACGCTCACCAGCGAGATCGCGGCCCTGGTGCTGGCCGAGGTCACGGCGGACAAACGCCGGCCCATCACCGACCAGGTCGTGGTGCGCCAGCCCGACCCGGTGCAATACTCCATAACGGCGGCGTTGACGCTCTATTCCTGGGCCGATGCCGCCACGGTCCGCACCGCCGTCGACGCGGCCATGACCAGTTATGCCGCCGCCATGCGCGCTTCCCTGGGGCTGCCCATCGTGCCATCCAAGATCATCAGCATCCTCCAGGGGGTTTCCGGCGTCCAGGCCGTGGTTCTGACAGCGCCGGCCGGCCGGAGCCTGCGGCCCAACGAGTACGCCGTGTGCTTGAGCACGGATGTCACCATAAGCGGGGTGGTGGATGGCTGAACGCCGCATCATCCCGCCGGGCATCGCCGACGACGTGGCCACGGCCTATGCCGACCTGCTCGGCCGGCTCGACGTCATCGACCGGGCGGCCGTGATCCCACTGCTCATCGACCGGGTCACGGCCACGGCCCTGCCGCACCTCCTGGAGCAATTTCACGTGGATTTCATGCGTCCTGACGCGAGCGAGGCCCAGCGCCGCGCGCTCGTCAAAAACTCCATCCCCTGGCATCGCACCAAGGGTACGCCCGGGGCGCTTAGAGAGCTGCTCGAGACCTGGTACGGGGTGACCCCGCGAATCCGCGAGCGCCGTTATTTCCTGCTCGGCGGCTCCAAGCTCGGCCGCGACGGCCTGGGCAACGCCCCTACCAGGCCGTTTCTCTTGGGGAGTGCCAGGCTGGACACCTCGCCGCTCTCCCTGCCCAAGACCTGCATTTTCGATTTCGACGTGCAAATCGAGCACAACGATGCCGTGGCCCGGGCGGTCAACCGCGCCGACGTGGCGGCCATGGCCACGGCCATGATGCCGGCCCGCTGCCGCCGGGCTGTGCGCTTTCGCGGTTTCCGCTGCGGCGACGCAACCTACAGCCAACTCGGCCGGGACCTCCTGGCCTGATATTCGGAGGATGCCATGGAGCTGGTCGCCACGACGGTCAAGCCCGGCTGGATCAAGCAAAAGTTCCACGACTACAGCACGGACGAGATGCTGCCCAGCCAGGCCGTGGACCGGTTACAGGAAGACAGCGCCCTGCTGTCCGATGGGATTGTCTCCCTGCATGTGCTGTATCATTACCCCATCATCGCCACGGCCACGCACCAGATGGGGGTGGTCGCCTCGTCGGACACGATCACCCTGGAAGACAACATCATTTACTCCGTGGGTGGGATGGTCTTCGACACCCATTGGCTGGATTCCCGGACGGTGACCATCCCGGACAACAGCACCAGGTTTTTGCGCGCGGAGGTGGACGAAGCCTGCGGCGACCTGGTCGACTACGGCGACCCGAGCAACGGCGTCCAAGTCGATCCCCTAACCCGCAAGCTGGTCTGCAAGCTGCTATTGGTCGAAGGTGCCGAGACCGACCCCGAGGGAGTGGGCGGTGGCCCGTCGAGCCCCACCTCCATGCGCATCCTCAAGGCCGTCAAGGGCGCGGCCGGCAGTGTGCCAGTTGTCACGCTCTATGCCAACGACGGCCGCAACCCAGCCAATGGCGCTATGGCGGAGCATGAGGCCGCCGATCCGGCCCACCCGGCCGCGAAGATCGGGTTCGACAACACCAGCGCCTCTTTGGCCGGCGACCCCAGCCGGGTTCAGCCGGCCATCGAGGCCCTGGCCACGCTCGCGCGCAGCGTCGCCGCCGGCACCCAAGGGATCGTGACATCCATCATCACCGCCGCGCCGGTCGACCTCTATGTGGATGCGGCGGTGGGGGATGATACCGCCGCCGGTGACCAGGCGCATCCGCTGAAAACTCTGGCAGCTGCCGTGGCCGTCTTGCCGGCCATCATCGCCGACAATACCACCATCCACCTGGCCACTGGATCGTATGCCGATGCTACGATCAATCGCCACGTACAATCCCCAGCGATTCTGTCCATTTCCGGCAATCCGGCCGCGCCGGCGAATGTCAAAATGACCGGGGTGTTGACGGTCGAAAACAGCCGTGGCCTGGTGATCGACGGTCTGGAATTGTCCAATACTGTCGGTTACTCAGTGGTGTTGCAAAAGGGTGCGCTGGCGACCCTGCGCAACTGTAGCATTGTGGGCCATGGCATTTCCGTGAAAAACGCCAGGGCTATCCTGGAGTCAACGTGTACCTGCAATTCGATAGGCAATGCGCTTATCGCCTATGAGGGCGGGCTCATCTCCGTTGGTATGGCCGCGCTGACCGCCCAGGCCAGTAGCGCCAGCACGCTGGTGGCGGCGACCCGTGGCGGCCAAGTAGTTTTCGAGGTCGATGTTTCCATCACAAAACTCAATACGGTGATGGATGCCCTCTATATGTCCCAGGCTGGCAGGATCATGACCTGCGGAAATCTATCGATCAATTCGACGCGGAACGCCATTGGCCTAGCGTCTGGTGGTCTGCTGACGGTTTTTGGCGATCTGGCAATTACCCTGTCTGGAGCAACGGCTTGCTATGGATTTTATTCAAACGGGGCTGATTGTGGGTGCGATATATTTATCAAGGGCAATTTAACCATTTCGGCAACGGGATCTGGTGGCTATGGATTACATCTGATGTCCTCTCGGTTGGCCTGCTACTACACCGTCACAATCACCGGCTGCGGCTATAACTGCGGAGTTCGGCTGGAGCGAGGCTCACGCATGTCCTGTAGCGCGGCCAATATCAGCGGCTGGGCCACCAATCAGGTGGTTGCGGCCAACTCTGTTTTGACGACGACATAGGGAGGTAGTGAGGATGATTGCCATTTTACACGGCGACAGGGTGCTGGCGCTCCTGGCCGACAGCGCCGCAATCAATTTGTCCGCCGGGACGGCCGCCGACACCGAGGTGGCGGTGGCGGGCTTGGCGGCCGACGTGGAGGGGATCCACGGGGGGAC